AATGGCAAGCTAGTCATTAATGGTGAAATATTTTATGCCAATGTTTATCAGAAAAATGACAACTGGATTGCAGGCAAGTTAGTCAAAGCAGACCCAACAAAGGTCAATGCAGGCGGTCAAACTTTAGCTAATTCTACAGAGTTAAATGATGAAATTCCTTTCTGATCGAAGTCAATTAATTCAGGAAGCTGATGAACTTATCAACGGGGATCGTCATCAAAACTATGGCGATGCCTCAGATAACTTTGCTCGGATAGCTACTTTATGGAGTAGCTATTTGGGGCATGAGATTAAGATGCACGATGTCGGCATAATGATGGCTTTGCTAAAGATATCTAGAATTTCTTTTGACCACGAAAATGCCAAAGATAGTTTTGTGGATGCCATTGGATATGTGGCACTTGCAGGAGAATTAGCTGTGGAGAAAACTGAAGATGAGTAAACCTCAACCAACACTTCGCAGGACTAAAGAGCAAATAGAAAAAGATAATGAAGAATTTTCTAACTGCGGTCATTGCGGTAAGCCCCTGAGAAAATCAAGACAAAGGCGGGATAGTCCTAAAACGTGCAGTCAATGTCGATACGAATTATCTAGTGGCAGTAGTGCTATCAGGACTATATGCAAACAGCTTCAAAGAAAAAAGCCAGTCATAGCTGAAGACGAAATGATGTTTGAAGATCATCCAAATGGAGACAGCGACAAAGAGGGTAAGGTAACTATTAATCCTACCTTTGTGAACTATGGCATATCACCGCTATCTGAGGTGATCAAAACCACGAATTATCAATATAAAAAAGGTTCTGCGAGAGATGGTTATAGATACAAAAGGAGTGAGTGATGGAAGTGTGTCCAATGTGCAAATCAGCATGGCGACCTATAAATATGGGGTCGATTGAGAAATGTTCAATTTGTCAATTTCGTGTAGCTGTAGATTGTTGTTCAGGAACTTGTGAAAATGAGCCGATGGAAAAAACCGACAAGACCAACGATATCACAAACACCACTGATGGATAAATGTGAGCAGTGCGGTAAGGATTTTGATTGGCGGTATGCAGGATTAGCCAATGCTAAAAAAAATATATTCTGCGGACATAAATGTTTTGATGATTTTAGATTTGAGCGGAAAAGGTTAGAAGATGAGTTCAAATCCCTTTGACTTTTGTAAATTATGTGGGAAAGAAATGCCACCGAGTATGCACAAACGTCTAAAGCCTTTTATGTGTCCAAACTGCCATGAGATGCGAAGAGATGGCAACTATGAAGTCAGTAAAATATTTGATGAATTACGAGAGAAAAACAAAGACCTACCTGAAGATGACTGGTCTGATCAGAATGTTGAAGTTAAAGACGAGCCACCCCTCAAGAATAAAAGAGGGGGTACATACATCTATAGCAGAAACATTATAGACGATATTTAACCGAATAATCTTTGCATTAACTTCTCAGCATGCATTGGACTTCTAGCTTGCTCTAGATCAATAACAGTATAATGAACCTCAGCAGTCTTAGAGTTCTTGCTATGCCCCATTCTAGCTTTTCTGATATGATCAGGCACTTCACCAATCATGCTAGTGTTGTAGTACTTCCTAAAGCCACCAATACCATAGTCAGGCACTCCTGCTCTCTTACATACTGTAGAAATTAATTTTCTCATAGCATTTTGCTCAAATGGTTTTCTTCCATTAAAATTTGGAAATACCCAAAAGTCACACATTGAGTTTAACTTCCATTTTTTTAGCAATGTCATAACCTCAGAAGGCAAGCCTAATACTCTTTCTCTAAAATTATTTTTTAGTTCCTGAGTATCATATCTATAGACGTTTCTTTTGATAGTAACCTCAGACTTAGTGAAGTTAATATCCTTCCACTGCAATCCCTGAAGTTCGTTAGCTGATATTCCAGTAAAAGCAGAAAACATTATAAACGTATCTAGATATAAAGTTTTTTCAGCTTGTGCTAGTTTAATAATGTCATTGTGAGAATATCCACCTCTTTCAATAACATCGCCTTTGATTTCTTTTCTTTGATCAGAACTACATGGATTTTTTGCAAGATAACCCTGATCAATAGCAAACTTCATAACCATGTTTAGTGTCTGAACGCAGTGCCTTATGGTTTTTGCCGATAGATTTTTATTAGCACAATGATTTATAAAATTATTTACCGCACCAGTGGTAATATCTTTAATACTCGTACCTTTATAAAAAGGCTTTATATGCAGTCTAAGATGCCTTTCGTCATTGTCATATGATCTTTGCCTTATACCTAAAACTTTTCTTCCAATAGCTTCTAATCGCATTTCAAGAGCAAGTTTTGCTACGTCATCAAACAATGCAACCTCAATCTTAGTTACATTATTTTGAAAATCAGCCATCATGTTTTTCCTGATAGCTGATAATTCCTTTTTGTTAACAGCTATCTTTCTGCCATATGACTTCATAGTCGCTGATTTATAACGAAATTGAAAACCTTTATAATCTTTAGACACAATTATATAAGGTTTGATATCCCCAACAAAATAATTAGCCATTAGTTGATCTCCTCAGCTTGTATAAATGCACATTCTTCACTTTGAAGTTCGTATTCAGAATGGTTGTGGCAGTTATCAGTGAACATAAGATCCACATCACAATTACCAATATATTCTTCAATATGATTTTTATAGAACTCTTCCTCAGTAAAATCAGATTTAGAAGGATCTACTTCTCCAGTATCTTCATCGAAACAACAGTCATTTAAATACTGACTAAAAGACATATGAGAGTTGTTTACATAATCAACTAAATCTTTGTATTCAAATTTCACTTTTATGTCGTAAATCTTAACGTCAGTTTTTTGGATTTTTACATCAAATTCCATTAGTTTGCTCCCTTAACATTTTTAATAATTGTAGTTTTTTCCTCATCGTAATTTTTATGATCTTTGACTTCAGCAGTACAATGAATTGTATCGCCTACTGTAAGTTCTCTAACAAACTTAGATGATGCATAAGTCGTATAGACATTGTGATTAACATCTACAAACTTAGTGCATAAAGATCTGCCAAAGTACCCATCAAAGTAAAAACTATCAGTAACACCTAATCTCAATGAAACTGTCTCTCCAACAGCACCAATAAAAGAACTAGATGGATAGCTAACTTTAGGCTCATCATCTTGATAAAAAACTGGCTTTGTTCTTTTCTCAGAAGAACCATCTTTAATAATTTTTTGAAGATCCCATTTAGATGGAATAAATAATTTTGAAAATCTATCTGCATGAGACTTATATAAAGCCTTAGCTACGATAACTGCCTTATCATAGTCAGTTGATAGGTTGGTGATATGAACTGTCTTTTCATACATTCCATAAGATGAATACTCATCAAACGTATGGTAAAGGCAAAACATCTTATTGCCCTCACCACTATTTATAGACCAAATACTTTTCATTAGTTTGACTTCCTAAAAACTATTTCGTCATTGTAAATCATGCCCTTGATATTTTGTAAGCACTTATAAATTGTTTTGCAGTTGTCATCAAAATCTTCATGGCATCTATCATTAACACCTAAGTCAAGAATTGTATTTTCCATAGACGAAATCTTTTCATGTAGTTGAATGTTTTGCTTTGTTCTATTATCTTTTTGCATTTTAATTTTGCTCCCTTTTTTAATTAGCCACTCTAAAAGCGATCTTATTCCTTTATATTACACTATTATACCTATTATGCAACTATTATTTTAAAAAAAGGGAAATAAACCTGACGACTGTTAGCCACTTTGTTAGCCACTCTGTAATCGTTATCAGGCTTAAAACGCAAAAAAACCTCAAAAACCGAAATCTTTGAGGTTGTATAAGTCGTTGATTTTATTGAATAGTTGGTTGCGGGGGTAGGATTTGAACCTACGACCTTCAGGTTATGAGCCTGACTGTTTTGCCCTAAAAATGAGGGTATGTATAGGTTTGTTTTTGCGGTTAGCCACATAGTTAGCCACTTATTTTTTTGTTAAAAACAGTTAGCCACTTTTACTATTTTTTTAAATTTCCTGCAACTTTTTCTGCTGATCTGCCGATAGTATAACCGCCAACACCCACTGTCAGGAGTGTCCATAATTCGGCAGGAAGGGGTATAGATAATTCAGTT